TCCGGAATCAAATGCAACCAGCATGTCCTCCCAATCCTGCCCAAGGGCGTTCATCCCCACAGCTACTCCCATGCGGAAGTTGTGTCGAGTCAAATGTGCGATCAGCCAACCTAAATGCTTCCTAATCCAAAGCGTGTACACGAGAGGGCAAGCCTGAAACATGCGCGCCTTCTTTCCCTCACCTGATAACACGGGCTCGTCCTTGAGTGTTGCAGTGAACATCTGTGCCTCTATGTCTCCGCTGTCAATTGAGTGCTCCAATCGCGCCAAACCTGCCCATGCGAACTCAGGCAAAGAATATGGCGGATCATCGTCTGGGCTTAACTTTTTCTTAGAACATTGATAAGGATGCCCAGCGGAGGAACTCATGTTGATTGGATTCATGCTATGGTCAAGTAGCCCGCTCTGAATTTCCTCCTTAGTAAGCTTCACGCAATCGAACTTTTCGCTTGTAAACATGGCAAGCAGATTATTCATGATGTGCGGCACAGCTACCTCACTGTATTTGGCGCCTCGGTGAGTGATCTGTTCTAGAGCGACCTGAAAAGGCCAGCTTGTGGAGCCATCCTCATGTCGTGTAAATGGTGGTGCACGGTACTTGTTGGCTGGCAAGCCGAAAACCTGTTCAACATCAGCGGTCAATAAAGTTGGTCCGACAGTGGAAACAAAGTTTGAACGCTTAGGATAGAGGGCAATCGGCTCCGCCTCTGAACTATCCGAAATGTGGCGCAGCGCGTGGCGTTTGTGAATTTGATCCAATATGAAGGCGCGGTGCTCATCGGCGCTGCACTGCACAGAGGGTTGGCGGAACTTGTTGGCTTGGCGCACGCCATCGACCGTGAATTCCGGTACGTGAACCGGATCTCCCGTCATAATGTGGCGTCGTTCAAGCTTTTCTTTGGCATTCTCAAACTCCTTGTACACCAACGTCTCAGCAGCACATAGCGCCGTCTCCTTTCCGCGAGCCAATTCCATAACGTGAAATCCTAGCACCATCTTCTCATTCTCATGTCGCGATATCAAGGGACTTCCACAGCATCCGACGTCAGCTAAACCCGCCTTCACCTGGTAGGTCATGTAATTTCGTGTTGCTTTCGCTCCCTTCCAATTATACAATGCGGGTAGGACTAAGTGCTGCCGCGATCGACTCGCATGTGTGTGAACCTGCTCCTGGTGACTTTCGAAGTAACATTTCCAAGATGCAAATCGCGAACCGGTCAGCAAAGAATTGGGCAGTGCGGCACTGATATCACGCACTAGGCCAAGGTTAGGCAAACTCAGGATAACAAGATCCTTGTGCCCTACGCTCTCAATGGCCTCAGCCCGCAACTCATAACGAACATCCCTCTGACGGGAATTACGCCGCCAATAAGCAACATCGTACACGGAACACTCCTTGACAGAAAACAAATGTCGAGGGGCAACCCAAAGGGTGCCCTTAATCCCAACAATATTTGCAGAAGTCTTCCTCTCAACGGTCCCGTCCTTATAAAACACGGTGAGACGAGCCATATTGGCATCAATGACAGTGATCAACTGGTCAACGGTTTGAGTCATGTGAGGTCCCCGTGGTTCTCGCACATCATCTTCCCTGGTGTAACAGAATGGTTCCTGTCGAACACCGGGAATGGAGAGCGAGCCACCTTGGGGTTTCCCTTCAACTTGTTGCTTTTTGGTCAACCTGACGATGATGGCTATAACAGCGGCAGTCAGCATGATAGGTCCCACAACATCAGGAATGAGCTTACGGTACGTTAACACGATCTCAGCCAATGGCCGATCAGCATTTGCCAAACGAACAGCAGTTGCCATCTGCGTGACTTTATAATACAAGAAAATCGCCACGAGAAAGCACCCAAAGTTAATGAACCAGGTGGACCACCCTACTAGCCACGCTATGCAATTAAGTACATGCGCGTACAATTGTAGAGCAAAGACAAACATCAGGAACGTGGGGTGTAGGTACCCCTGGAACAAAATCCTGAAGCGAACACGGTCCACGATGCCAAACATATTCATGATGCCTCGGGGTGCAAGCAAACCACTGATCAAATTGGGAACATTGCCATCTATGATGTGGTGGGCCTCAAGACCATGCGGCACATGCCGTAGCCAATGACCAATGTGTTCAATGTGTTCGTTATAGGCGGCCTGTATCGTGGTGCGCACAACGCTCCAACGCGCTCGTACCATGTCGAAGCGCGTATGGGCGGCTTGCAAGAGTTCAGCAACATCAAACTCGGGCAAGTACTCTATGTTCACTTCACCAGAATCATCGACATTGGCATATGCTTCGTTCAATTGGGCAAGAGCTTGTTGTGCCGATTGCAAAAATGGGTTTTGCGGTTCTTCCTCTTCGACTTCAACTTCC